GCGGCAGCGCCCTGGCGGGCGCGGCATGAGGAATGCCGGCCCCGTCGCGACGCCCCCGCTGTCGCGGTGGCATCGCTGGCCGGCAGCGTTGGGCCCGTGCGGCGCACCCAGCACTTTCCTACAATGTTCCTTGCGTGTTCTTATGTCGTTCATGGCTAAGACCGCAGCGATCCTACCCGCCTGGGTGCAGACATTGGGCGCGATGCTCGACCAGGGCGAGGGCCGCGTGATCGTGCGCGTCACCTGCGCGCAATGCCGGGGTTCGAGGGACATCGACATCACCGCGCTCGCCGCGCGCGTCGGCCGCGACTACAGCCTGATCAATCGGCGCTGCCGCTGCCGACTGTTGCCAGGCTGTATCGGGTGGAACCGCTTCTATTACACCACACACGTCGGCACCTGGACACGGCCGTTGGCCGATCCGGAGACGCAGGATGGCTGGATGGGTTAGGCAGCCCCGCGGTGTGCTGCGGACCTGGCAATACCGATCAGCACGTCGCGAAAGCGTTCGGGCGTCGCATTGCGGATCCGCGTCTTATCCTTGCCTCCGATCATCGCCACCACACCAATCCGCCTAGCCTTCTCATACCCATAGCGATCGATCATCCATTGCGGCAGCCGCTGTCCGGAAGGACCCCATTGCAGATCCGGCTTCTCGACGCCCGATACGTAGAGCCATGTCGGTTTTCGCGACGTGTGCCCATAGTGGCCTTGCTCGACGTAACACGTCCAACCGTCATGCATGTCGGCTCGCGACCATCCGAAGTGACGCCTGGGCGGCGTCAGACCGAAATGCTCCCATGCTCGGCTGTCGGCGGGGTGCTCAAGGACGCCACCAAACCGGCGGACGGCCGAGAGAGCATGGGCGAAGCAGCCACCGTCAGCGCCAAGTTGGTACTGGTGAGGTTTCCGAGTGCTGCCGTGCCAAAATCTGCCCCAGCGCTGGCAGGGCGGATGAGCTACGACAGGGAAAGGTCCGATGTATTCCCGAGCATCGCGATCGACGTCCCAAGCGTCAATATCAGCACGCCCCCAGTACGCCCCCCCCCCTCTCGACGTATAGAGCCGCGATCACAACCCAAATTCCCATGCCTTACGGCCTGAGTTCTCAATCGATTTACGCGCGTGGGCGATTTTCCGCTCAGCCTCACGCAGGCGCAGCTTGAGCAGGGCGGTGTCCCGGTTCACATTGCCGCTGTTTCGGATCAGCGAAACGACAAGCTCCCAGGTCGGCCCATCCTTATCGCGATAGGGCGCGTTAATGACGGTCTTGAACCGACCATCACGATACTCAATGAGCCCGGCCCAATCGGGCACTTCATCTGGCCTGATCAATTGCGCCGGCGTCACATAGAAAAACTGATCTGAAAAAAGACGAGCTTCGCGCTGTTTTATTGCCGTATCTCGGCGAAAATCCGCTCGCGATATCTTCACTTCATAGGCCCGCGCCTTAAAGCCGGCCGACGAATTCGCGCTGATTGTCCACAGATCGCATCGCCGTGCGCCCTGGCAAAAAGCTAGTTCAGTCGCAAACACTGCATCGCCCAAGGATGCCGCTAGCGCCTCAATTATTTGCTGCGCGAGCGGAATGGCTGGCAAATCGCTCACGCCTCCACCGCTTCCCGCGCATCCACCGTCTCGCCGAGATCCCGCGATATCGCCGCCTCGATCGGCACGCAGGTGCGCTTGCCTTGGACGTGCGCGATGCGGATGTTGATGTCGCGCACCGCGCCGGGCAATCGCGCCAGCGCCTGCGTCCACACCCCTTCATTGAAATTCGATCCTTCGAACAGGCGATCGAGAGCGCGATGCCCCCGGCCGGCGACGGCGAGATATTCGCGCATCGGCACCAGGCCCTTGGCGCCGCGCACCACGCGCAGCCCCACCTTGCCCAGCGCGTCGTTCGCCTTCTTGCGGTCGACGTCGAGCTCCATCTCGCGCATCGGGTCGGGGTCGACTGGCGCAGCCGCCTGCGCCACCCACTCCGCAACCAGGCGCGGCGCGCCATGCCCGGTCAGCTGCACCGCGCTGGTCATCAGGTGCGCGATCGCCTGCTCGCCTTCGTCGACCTCGCCGGCCGTCTCCGCCATCATCTCGCGGCCGAGATGGCTACCCCAATGCGACAGATCCTCGATATCGGGCTCTCCATCGCCCAGCACGACATGTGCCGCGGCGCGCAGTGACCCGAACTGATCGGCCGCGCGGTTGCCTTGCTCGCCGAACTCGACGATCGCCGACGACCAGGCGTCGAACGTGTCCGCCCAGTCGCTCCACCGTTCGGCGAAGCGCCGGCGCAACCACCCGCCCAGCACATGGATTTCGCGCTTGTACGCATCGCGCACCGGCGATCGCGACCCGTGAGGCAGCCTGTCGAGTTCGAGCAGCGCCATGCGGCTGCGATCGGCGGCGGTCAGCGGCGGCACCAGGATCGATCCGAACAGGAAGCACGACGTCGCGCGGAACTCGGTCGCCTTGTGATCCTGTCCGCCCCGCAGGATGTTGCCCTGGCTGGTCGCGGCCAGGCGCGCCAGCGTCACCAGTTGCATGATCTTGCGATTGTCGACATCGGCTTCCGCTTCGTCGACTCCGACCGGCAGCGATTGCTGCCCCAATGTCTGCCGCACCCCCGCTTCGGATGCGTTGGGCGATTGGATGATGCCGCCTTCGAACAGCCAGTCGACCAGTTTCTGAAAGTCGGTCTTGCCGGCCGCCTTGCCTCCGGTCACCCAGATGATCGGGCGATAATCGAGCGCCCCGCCGAACGGCGCGCAGGCCAGCCAGCCCAGGCACAATATCGGGTCGACCAGCTTGCGCCGCCAGTTCCACGTCTTCAGCAGCTCGAGCAGTAATTCGGCCGGCGTCGTGTCGTCGGCAATCGCGATCCCGCGCGACCGCAATTCGCCGGTCAGCAGCGGCGCCAGATCGGGTCCGGACTTTTCGCGATCATCGACCGGCCCCGGCTTGGGCACCGGCGGCGCGGTCGGATAGACCATGTCTTCGTGCATGCCCGGCGCGATCCACCGGCCGTGCATCATCACCTTGCCGCCGCAATGCAGCACCAGGCTACCGTCGTCGGCCTTCCACGCGCCGCGGCCGCGCACCTTCTCGCGCGCGTTCCACACGCCCTTTTGCGCGCACACGTCCATCAGCAACGCGGGGACCAGCTCGTTATCCCAGCCGATCGTAACCCATTCGGTGATTTTGTTGCCGTCATTGTCGAGCAGCGGTTCGCCGCTTGCCGGGTCGAGCACTGCCACCTTGCGCCGGCGCGGCCAGGTATCGCGCAAATAATCGCTGAACGGCGCGAACATACCGACAATGTGTTTGTTAGCGATCTTGTCGCATTGCAGCCCGCGCAGCTCGCCGAGCGCCGTGAGGAAAAAGAACACCCCATCCTCGGTCCCGACCGGGATGACCGGGCAATCTTCGGGCATCGCCTTGGGCGCCCGCGCGAACCGGTCGTCATCCCCGTCATTGGCCGCCGCAGGGCCGGGCACATCATCAAACGAGGGCTCGAATGCTCCCTCGATCGCATCGCGGACGGCGTCGAAACCGCTCATGCGGCGATCGTCGTAAACAGCGGCCCGTCACTCAGCCGTTCGACCAACGCCGGATTGAGCCACAGCACTTCTGTCCGGGGCGCCGCGCCGTCAGCATAGGCGGAGCGTTCAAGTCGCTTCCATCCTGCCAGCGCATCGTCGTACAGCGCCGTCGCATAACCCGATAACGCCACCATGCCGCGAAGCGACAACAGGATTTCCAGCAATTCGACATGACCGTCATGGTCGAGCTCATGCTTGTATACCTGCCATGGTGCGCTGCCGGGACCAACGCGACGACGATTGCCGCTCGACCTGGTTTCGGGGTGATAGGGCGGGTCGACATAATGCAACGTGTCGGCGCTGTCGTATTGCGTCATGATTTGCGCCGCCGGCTTGCTCTCGATCGTCACGCCGCGCAGTCGATCGACTACGGCCCGGAGGGCGTCGGGGTAATTGTCCCAATCACGCGCCGGCGTGGTTCCCATCTGGGTAGTGTTCGATCGAAAGCCTGTTCGGTAGTGCCCTGCCGTGCTGTCACTCCCGAAGCCCATGAATGAGCGCACGACGGTCCGGCGCGCGTTCTCCACCGGGTCGTCACAAGCTTCGTAGGCGAGATTAAATTCCTCGCGGGCAAATGGTGTCAGCTCGAGTTGTCGGATCAAGCGCGGCGCTAGGTCGCCGTCGCGTAAAACCGACATCAGCCGGACGAGCACCTGGTCGAGATCATTGTAGATCTCGCTATAGGAACGCGCCTTGCGCAGCAGCACCGAGCACGCGGCGCCGAAGGGCTCGACATAGCACTGATGCTCGGGGAACTGCCGGATGATCCAGGGCGCGAGCAGCCATTTGCCCCCATGCCAGCGCAATAGTGGACGCGTTGGCACGCTCACGGCTTCGCCTTCCAGGTTGCCGCGCGCGTCTCCATAGACGACGGCGCCTTGCTCAGGTCGATCAGCGGCGGCGAGGCGATCGGCGCCTTGGGTGGTGGCACCGGCTCAGCCATGCCCCCCCCCCATCGCCGGAAAGCGCTGATCGCAATTCGCCATCAATCCGGAAGGCGGCGGCGTCACGAGGATCGCCGTAGCCACCTCGCGCGAGCATGAGGGCGGGGAGCTGGCTGAACCACGCCGCGCCGGCTTGCGCTTGGGGCGCGCAGGTGCCGGCGGGGCTGCGCCCGATAACGCAGCGGCGGGGGCCTCGCGAGCCGTACCGCACTCCCCTGGGGTATTTCGTGACAGAGCTCGCGCCAATTCGGCGCGCAGCATCCGGCGCAGACGGAGCCTGTTCATTGGGCTGAGCGCAGGGCGTCGACTACAAATTGCCACAGCCGTTCCGCTGGCAACTGATATCGATCGAACGCCTGATCGAAGATGTGACCGCGCTCGATTAGCGAGCAGGCGTGCACCGTTCCTTCGACAAGTTTGGTCATTATGGTGACCACAACGCCTGTGTTGGGCGTTTCGTGATACTGCCCGATCGGCATGTGATAGCTCACACCGGCCGCTATTTCCTCATCCTCGAACGCGGCAACATCCGCCTGCCCCGAAACGAAGCTTACCCGGCCGCCTTGTTCGCTACGCGGCCCGTCGTGGCTGATCACATCATGCGAGCCCGATCCATCCGATCGCTCGATCATGTTATAGCGGCGGTTGATTTGGGTGCCGATCAGTACCCTGCTGTCGAAACTGAACCGGTGATTGTGGATCGCTGAGAAGTCGTAACACGTGCGGCGTGGAAGGTCGGGATGCCAAACGTGCATCCGTTGGCTCCCTGCTAATTTGAGCTGGATGAACCCCAGGCCATGGAGCGAAATTTGCTCCGGCGTCGGCGTATAATCTTTTTCGAACATCACCCCACCCTCCCCATCGCTAGATCATTGACATCCTTCACCCCCGCTGGCGGCGGCGCGAACAGCACCGAACGGCCGCGCTCGCGATGCACCTGGACCGCGTGCCGCATCGCCTTTTCCGCCGGGCTGCCGGCGGGATCGTTCTGTTTGAGGATGATCAGCCGCCCCATTTGCGGCGGCAGATCGATCGCCGCGAGATAGGACAGGCTGATGAAACAGATCACCCGCGCATCGGGCAGTGCGATCGCCGCCGTCGCGCTATCTTCGATCCCTTCGCCGGCGATCACGTCGGTGCCGGCCGGGATCTCGCGCAACGGGCAATCATGCCGCCCCTTCCAGATCGGAATATGCCCGCCGGTCGGGCTGCCCATGATTTTCTTCGGATCGGCCGCACCGCCGCGCGCATCGTGCCCGATCAGGTCGGGGCCGGCCTTGGCGTCGCGCGCGGCGTCCAGATAGGTGCGATGCGTCGCCACATGGCGGCCGTCGAGCGCATAGACGCCGGCAACCATCGCCGGCAGCACCAGCTGCGGCCCATCCGCGCAATAGCCATATTGCAGCGCCGGGTGATACCGTAGCGCCCCGGGCCAATGCCCGAGCTTGCCGAAATCGAGCGCCCGAGCGCGCAGATAGCGCGTCACCGGATCGCCATCGACCAGCGCCTGCGCCTGCAGCCAGCGCGATCGCGCGCGGTCGATCCCCTTTTGTCGTTCTTGCTCGGCCTGCGCCTTGCGGGCGTCGGCGGAGGCACGCGCTTCGATCCGCAGCCGATCGAAATCGATCGGGTCGCTGTCATCGATCTTCAGCCAGGATTTGGCCCAGCGCACCGCTTCCTTGACGTCGCCGTGGCAGGCGACATGCGCGATCAGCCAAAGCGCGTTGCCCTGTCTATCGTGGCTCGAAAAGTCCTTCCACCACCCGCGCTTGCTGCCCGCGCCGACATTGATACGCAGCGACTGTCCCGGCTCCCCGCCGACCGAGCCGACGCAGCGTTCATTGCCTTCGCGCCTGGCATTGGGCAGCAAATCGTCGACCAGCGCGTCGACGCGCTCGGTCAGCATCCCGACGATTTCATCGACATCGAGCGGCCGCGGCCGCGCGGCATTGCGCTGCGCCATCAGCCGCCGCACCGCATCGGCGTGCGCCTGGTTGGCGACGACCAGCGCCGGCGGCACGCGCGGCCCGTCCGGCCGGTCGTCATACAGGCTGACGACATCGCGCACGACCTTGGCCGAAAAGCCCGTGTCGCCGACGATCGCCGGCAGCGATGCTCCGGCATCCCAGCGACCCAATATGTCGCGTTCATAGCTGGCGAGCCCGTCACCCATGTCGCGTTCGAAGCGCCCGGCCGCATCAAGCATGTCCGCGCGCCACGCGGGGCAAGCGAGGAACCCTATTTGCCATCGGCGATCCGCTCGCATTCCTTGCAGAGCGGGACCCAGCCATGCCCGTTGACGAAGACGTGGCTGACCACGCGCACCGCCAGGTCGCACCAGTAACAGACCAGCCGATGCCCCCCCCCAGCGACATCAGTCCGATCCCTCCGTTGCCGCGCGCTGCCGCTCGGCCGCGGCGCGCACCTTCGCCAGGATCTCGGACAATTGCGGGCCGGTCAGGACGCGGTCGATCTCGCACCCTTGGCGCGCATTGATCTCTGCGGCATCGGGTACCGGAACCCCGGTCGTCAGCGCGCGGTTGAACTGCGCGCGCCGCGTCCGGTTGGCCGCACCTTTGCGCGCCGCTGCCCGGCGCTTCTCCCGGTCGGGGTCGTTCCACACGCCCTTAGTCACCGAAATAACGCCCAAATTGGGTAAGTTGACGTCCCACGATGGGAGTTGGCGGTGCTGCAAAGCGGCGTGACAGCGCTCGCAATCCGTGGTGGATTGGGAGCTTCGGGCACTTGTGGAGGGGCCATGTACGATGCGTTCCGGCGGCCATCATGCCGCCTTCTTCAGCTTGGCGGCAGGAGCCGTCACCAATCCACGCCAGCGCGGCAGATCGTAGAAATCATTGGGCTCGACCTGGCCGCGCGACAGCACGAACAAGCGCTCCATCTCGGGATCGCGCGGACGCCGCTTGCCATTCTCCCACCGCCAGATGGTGCGGAAATCGACACCAAGCTCTTCGGCCAGCGCTTGTTGCGACAGTCCGGCGGCGGTGCGCCAGTCGGCGAGCTTTGTCATGATAAGTGTCCCAAAAAGGAATTGCCAAAATGGCTATTCCATTATGGGCCAATATGGCAATACGCCAATATGGCGAGTGGCCAAATCGTCTATATCCGGCATGTGGCGAACGAGAATTCCGCACCGAACCGGATCCGCGAATTGCGCGAAGCCAGGGGCATCGCGCAAAACGAGCTCGCGCGCTTGGCGCACACCGACCCCAGCACGATTAACAAGCTCGAAAAGGGGTTGCGCGGCCTCGACCAGAACTGGATGCGCCGCCTTGCGCCCTTGCTCGACGTCACGCCGGCCGAACTGTTGCCGATCGAGGACAACCCGCTGTTGCTCGACGACGACGAACGCGCGCTGATCGCCGCGCGTCGCGCGGCCAACAGCGCCCAGCGCGACACGTTCCGCAAGGTCGCCGAGGCGATCCTGCCGTTCACGCCGCCACCTCGGGAAAATGCCGGATAGCCATTTTGGCAATTTCCCTATTGACGTGATTGCCAAAATGGCAATAAACCGCTCGCCGTTCAACCGAACGGAGAGCCAGGATGGCATTCGCCGATCAACTTTCTTTCACCTACGATCTCGGGGCGATCATCCGCCGCCTGGGTCAGGAACGCGATAGCCGCGGCCGCGAACGCACCACCGCTTATCGCACGCGCTACGTCCAGGCGCTGATCGCCAAGGCCGGCTTTCCCGCGCCGCTACCCCTCATGCGTGGCGACAAGCTGATCCAGGATGTCGCGCCCGCCAGCCGCTGGCCAATCATCGCGGTCGATCGCTGGTTTGGCGATCGCGACCCCGAAAGCGCCGCGCAGGGCGACATCATCGCCGAACGCAAGGCGGCCGACGATATGGACGCTCGCGCCGCCGCGATCGCCGCCGGCGTTCGTGACGGCAAGGTGATCACGCCGGGGTTCGGCCGATGACCGATGTCGACCAGCATCGCCCGTTCCGGGTCGTCAGCCACCGCTCGGGCGAGATCGAGATCGTGCGCGGCGAGCGCCGCGAAGGCGCGATCGAATTGTTCCTGCTCTATGGCACCCGTGCCGCGATCGTCGCCGCTGGCGAGATTTCGGTCATGGCGCGTCATGGCTATGACGGACTGACCCTGCTCTGCCCCGGCGTGCCCGAGCAGAAGGACGACGACAAGGCGCTCGACGCGTTGATCGCGTGGGGCGACGCCATCCGCGACAGGCTGGCCGCCAAGCTGCCCGCCGGCCGCTTCCACTACACGCGGAGCGTGTGATGGGCGTGCTGGCCTATCTCCCCTTCATCGCGGTCGCGCCGATCGCGCTCGCGGTCGTCATCCCCGGCGTCCGGCGCGGCTTCGCGTTCCTCGATGCGCTCGACGACGGCAGCATCGCCGCCGACGCGATCGCCTTGGGCGGCGCCGCCCTCCCCGACCTTTCCCAACCGTCCTTAGCCGCGATCATCGACGGCGAGGGCTTCGAACAGGACCCGTGCCTCAATGACTGATCAGTCCAACGCTCCCGTCGCGCCGAAATCGGTTGTCGCGTCGCTGTTCGTCTCGCTCGACGTTCCGGTCGCTCAGGCGGTCGACTTCGACAGCGCCGCCGTCCTCACCCGCCCCGGCCTGCGCGACCTGGTCGCCGAGCGCCTGCGCCAGATCGAGCGTCACAAATTCACGCTCGAGCATGACATGGCGCTGCATCCCGGACAGATCGCCGCGCTGGCACTCGACCACCTGCAGGCATCCGCCGACCTGATCGACGGCAAACAGACCGTCCGCGCGATGACCGGCACCGCCCGCGAACATCTGATCAAGGCCACCGCGATCGCCTGGGCGCTGATCGACCGGCTGGATCACGACTTCGGTCCAACAGAGGGCAACGCGTGATGGGCGCGCGCAAGCTTTCGGATGTCCAGGTTCGGGAGATCGCCGAGAAGCGCGAGGCTGGCTGGTCATATGGCCGCCTCGCCTTGCGGTTCGGAGTTTCCCGCGGGGCGATACACTATCAATGCCTACGCCAGGGCGCGTTCACGCCACGGACGTACGGCGCTGGCCAGCACAAGGGGCCGGCAGTGATCAAGGCGAGCGACGGGCGGACGCAGCGCCGCTTCTCGCCAGCGAAGGATGCCCGGATGGTCGAAATGGCAACGGGTGGCGCGAAGGTCCGTCAGATCTGCGAGGAACTCGGCCGCGCGCCGACGTCGATCAAGATCCGACTGATGACGCTCGCCTTACACGACGAGCAATTGGCATGACCGCCGTCTCCGCCATCTACCGTCCGGCCGCGCGCGAAATGCTGCTGACCACCGCCGGCGGCTCGGTTGCCTTTCCCGCTCGCAAGGCTGTCCTGCTGCGCGCCGGGTTCGAGCGCATGGGCGATTGGCTGGCCTGCCATCGCGCGGTTGCCACGATCACCGTTGCCAACGCCGATGGCGAGCGCCTGACGATCCAGGGCGATGAGATCGAGAGCCTGGCCCGCGCCATTGCCGACGCTGAGGCCACGCGCGACCTCGCCGCCGAATTGTCAAGGGCAGCCGGGTAATGGCCGCGGCGCTTGAGCATCTCCACCAGGAGATCTGGAAACTGCGCGTCATCGATCGCTCGCCGGACGACGATGCGCGGCTGCAACGCCTGAAATGGCGTTACAACCAAACCCGCCACCGCCTGCCGCTGCAGATCCGAGCCGCGCGCGACAAACTTGCCCGGCTTCGCGCCGATGAAGATCCGCGCAAGATGTACCTGCGGCCGCGCCAGATCAGGGCGACACGCGCCAAGATCGCCCGGCTCGAGCAGGCACTCTATGGCGCTTGAGCCGCTTACCGACGCGTTCGAAATGCGCGGGCCGATGTCCATGCGGCCGCCCTGGCAGGTGCCGCGCGACGAACACTTGCTCGAGCTGCGCGCCGAACTCGATCGCCGGCGCACCGTCTATCGCGGCCTGGTCGACCGCAACACGCTGACGGCCGAACAGGCCAAGCGCTATTGCGCAATCCTCCGCGCCACGATCGCGCATTACGACCACCGCGCGCCGCGCGAACCGGGCGTCGACCATGACATGATCGTGCGCGAACTGCGCCGCGAGATCGCCTTGCGCCGCAACGCCTATCCCAAATGGGTCAGGAGTCCGACCCACGCGCTGTCGGCTGATGCCGCGGCCACCCATATGGAGCGGATCGAGGCCGTGCATTGGTCGTTCTGGATGGACCTTGACGGCTTCACCGCTGTCGGCCGCGACGAAACCGAGGATTTGGCGCGGCACCAATTGGTCATCCGCCTCGAGCGCGAGGCGCGCGAACCTGCCTGGAACATGCCGATCCCCGGTTGCCTTCACGCCCGCAGGCGCGATGCGCGTCGCGAACGGCGTGCATGGATCGACTTGGACCGCCTGGTCAACGCCATGGCGGCCGGCCAGCGGCTGCTTTCATCGATCGACAGGGCGCGGCTTGGCGAGCTGCGCTTACTGGCAACCGAAGCCGCGGAGGCAGCGCTGGACGCGACCGTCACCGATCCCGCTTACGGCTATCGTTTCGCACGGCTCTACCCGCTGGCCACTTGGCTGCAGCGCCTCGCCTTGGCGCCTTGCGGGCCGATGGTGCGCGGCCTCACGCTTGAGCAGCGAAAGGCGGCCTAACCTCCTTGCTGCCGCGGCTGGTGTACCGCGGACCAACAGCCCAACCGCACCGGAGCATGCCTTTATGAAGCAAGTACTTATCACCACCGCCCATCGTGGCGTCTTCGCCGGCGAGATCGACGACGGTCAGGACATCGCGGCCAAGGCGATGCCACTCAAGAACGCGCGCATGGCGATCTATTGGGGCACGACGAAGGGCGTGATGGAGCTGTGCGACACCGGCCCGACCAAGACCAGCAAGATCAGCTCGCCCGCCGATATCCCGATGCTTCACGACATCACTGCCGTGTTCGACATCAAGCCCGAGGCCTGGACCAAATGGCAGGTGGCCTGATGGTCGCCGATCCCGTGATCACGGCCGATGACGTGATCCGGGAAGGTGGCGCGTGCGTGAGCGGCGTCGGGGCGATTGTGCGGCGAAAAGCCGCCGAGCTCCGCGCCGCCATGCCGGCATCGGAAATCCTCAAACTCGTACCCAAAGGGGACCAAGTATATGTGCTACGGGCGGCCAAGCTCGACGGCGACGGCTACGGCTACGGCTCCGGCTACGGCTACGGCTCCGGCGACGGCTACGGCTACGGCGACGGCTCCGGCTACGGCTACGGCTACGGCTCCGGCTACGGCGACGGCGACGGCGACGGCTCCGGCTACGGCTACGGCTCCGGCTACGGCTACGGCGACGGCTCCGGCTACGGCTACGGCTACGGCTCCGGCTACGGCGACGGCGACGGCGACGGCTCCGGCTACGGCTACGGCTCCGGCTACGGCTACGGCGACGGCTCCGGCTACGGCTCCGGCTCCGGGAATGGAAAGGCCTATGCGTGACGTCGTGCGTCCGTGCCTGCGGATCGGAGGGGCGAAATGCCCCTCCGATCAAGGTCGCTGGCGCTCCCGATCGAATGCCGGTCCGGCTTCATCGCACGCGATCGCGCAGCAACTTTACGCCCAGGGGCGCGATCTATGTCGGTCGGCCAACTTGGTTCGGCAACCCGTTCGAACGCCGACCCAAAATCGGCCACAAGCGCAGCGTGATCCTCTACGACGCATGGCTGCGCGGCCGTGTCGACCCATATGTGTTGACCTGCGCCGGGTTCAGCGGCGCCGAAATCGCCGCGCTGCGCCGATGGCGGCACTGGCTGCTCGACAACCTGGTGCGATTGAAAGGGCGGGACCTGCAATGCTGGTGCCCGCTGACCAGTCCATGGTGCCACGCCAACGTGCTGCTACGCATGGCGAACCAATAATCCCCGCCACCTACTTAGGCGGCGGGACGCCAGGTGTTGGCGCGCGGGTATCTACGCCGTCGTCGGTGAATACCGTGCCAGGCGCCTTTCGCCCCGTTGGTGTCGCGATCACGCCAGGCCGCGTCTCGGACGTCAGATTCATATCGGTGACGTTGACCGCCTCTGGCTGGTCAGCGTGGCCGCACCCGGCCAGCAAAAGCAGCGCGCCTGCGCAGGTCCATCGTACCATTCACACCCTCCCGTTGACCGACATTAACCGACAAGCCTAGCTTTACCAACCGCCCTGGCCATCGCCGGGGCTGCCGTCAGGAACGACGCCCATGCCCCCACTCTCCCCGCCAACGGCCGGCGCTTTCACCACGCGCCGGCGCGCCCAGCCAGCCGGCGGCAACGCCGCGATCATGCGCGTTGCCGCCGACTTCTACGGCAGCGAGGCGCTCGCGCGAGATCTCCGCGTCGCGGCACGGTCGCTCTATCGCTGGATAGCCGGCACGCATCCCGTGCCCAGCGATGTGTTGCGGCGCACGCGGCTGCTGATGATCGACCGGCGTCAGCGGATCGGCATGCTGATCCACATCATCCGCGCCACGGAGAACCGTTCATGAAGATCGGCGGCGAACGGGTTAGAGGCTTCGTGATGAAGCCGCTGGCGGGGGGCGCGTATTATTTCGGCTGGGAGCCATCGCCGGCCGAGCGCGCCAAAGGGTGGAAATCGCTCAAGATCGAGGAAACCGAGCTCGGCAAGGCGATCACTGCGGCTAAGGCGCAAAACACAAAGGTCGAGGAATGGAAGGATGGCGGCGCCAAGCCGCGCGCCGTCGCGACCTACACCAGGCCGCGCACGTTCGGCGCGATGCTCGACCGCTACGAAGCGCAGAAAATGGTTTCGCTCGCCGCCAGCACCCAGCGCGTCGACCAGACCGACCTTGATCGCCTGCGCGCCTGGGCCGGCGACCAGCCGATCGCGTGGATCAGCCGCGCCCGCGTGCGCGCGCTCAAGCTCGCTTTCTGCCCCGACGCCGACAAGGTGCCGCGGCTGATGCGCGATGGCGTGCGCTACATCCCCGGCCATAATGTCGCGTTCAAACTGCTATCGAAGGGCCGCGATGTCTTTGCCTGGGATCTGAAGCACGCCGAGCCCATGGCCAAGGCCAACCCCTTCGAACAGTTCGACCTGCCCAAGCCGCCGCCACGCATCGAGATCTGGGAACCGGATTGCCTCGATCTCTTTGCTGAGGCGTCAGCCGCGCTCGGCCTGCCATCGATCGGCTTCGCCGTCCGCCTGGCCGCCAATTACGGCCAGCGCGAAGCCGACATCCTGTCGACCAACCGCACCCACTGGCGCGAAATCAGCCTGCGCCAGCTGCGCATGGATCGCGAAACCTACGCCGCGCTCAAGAGCGACCACGGCCCCGATGCCGGCAAGGTGATGGGGCTCTACGTGAAACAGGGTAAGACGCAGCGATGGGTCGGGGTGCCGATCGCCGGCACGATGCGCGATGAGATCGAGGCCGCGATCGCCGCGGCCGACGCACGCTTACGCGCCAGCGCCAGCCTTTCCACCGGCGCGCTTATCGTCCGCGACCGGCATAGCGAGGCATGGCGCGGGCCGAGCAGCGTCGGCGAACCTTGGACGCAGCGCGACTTCATCGAGAAGGTCGCCGAGATCCGCGACGCCTGCGTCGCCGTCGCCATCATGGAAGGCAACACGGATCTGGCCGAGCGCATGGCGGCGCTAGAATTCCGCGATCTGCGCCGCACCTGCGTCGTGTTCCTTGGCGAACTCGGCATGGAAGCCGGCGCGATCAGCGCGCGCACCGGCCACTCGATCAAGACGGTCGAACAGATCCTCGAAATCTACATGCCGCGCACCGAGGCGATGGCAGCCCGCGGCACCGTCGCCTTGCTCGAATTGGAGCGCCGCGACCGACACGAAACGGAAAAAGTCGGAATTCCGATTTCGGATAAGTCGGAATGACGCCAAACGCCAGACAACAAAAAACCCGCTAAGTCGTTAGACTTGCGGGTCTTTGTTTGGTTGCGGGAGCTGGATTTGAACCAGCGACCTTCAGGTTATGAGCCTGACGAGCTACCGGGCTGCTCCATCCCGCGCCAAGCGCCGACCGCCCCATAGGAGGGGGGAGGAGCGGCCGACATATGTGAATGGGTTCAACTATTTCTCTACGCACACCAGCTGCAAT